CTCCAACATTACCGCCTGTAACTTGTTTCACTTTTCCTGAATGACCCATTGAATTACCTGGCTTACTTGCAGCATCTTCAAGGGCAATACCATAAACAGCTTGCGGATTTGCAGTACACACAATAACAGTCCCCGTTGTACCACTCAACTCCACAACTTCACCCTTCTTAAACGTCTGAGCAGCCGTATAAGCAATGGATTCAATCTCAGGAGCGCCAGCACCAGACCATTTAGCTGGGGCAAAAATTCTAGCTGCCACTTTAAACTCCTGTTCTTTTTACGTTTACTATCTGTTTGCTGCATCAAGTGCAGCAGAAATTTCCTCTTTCCTAACTTTCCTAACTCTACTTTCCTCAACAACTGGTAGTTCGGGAGTTTTCGTAGCAACCTGTGCCTTGAATTTCTGTTCTTCATCTTGACTAGGTTTCGTGCCGTGTATTTGATCGAACTTTTCTTGCTTAATCTCCTGCATAAGTTCATGATCCTCCCTAGGGCACGTCATGAAGACAACATCTCCGATAATAGGTTTTCCATCGCCATCGGAGTGTAGCGCTCTGTTCACAGCATAAGAGTCATCAACTTTAAAACCAAGTAATTGTGCTCGGTATAAATCTTCTGGATCATTTCTAAACCACTCACCATAAACATCAGGTGGGAGTGGGACTTGTAAGCGGGCGGAGACAACACCTCTCTCCAGAACTTGTGCTAGTCTTACTTTCCTCTCTGCTCTATAATTCTCCGCTGCCTGCACTCTCTCTTCCTCACTCATTACCTTCCACTCTTCCTCGGGAATGTTAAATGGACGAGAGATTATCTCTTGGAGTGCTTTAGGTGGAGAAGACTTAAGAGTGTGAGAATCATCACTCTCAGTGAGAACCTTAACCCTACTTCTCTCCATAGACATGACTATTTCCCCTTTTCGCTTGGTAGTTTAACTGAAGTAACTTCAAGAGGAGTAATATCATCTCTAAGGTAAATATAATCCTCCGCAGTCATATTTTGTTCCTTACAAAGCCTTCTCTCGTTCTCTGTAAGGTCATCCATTGTAATCTTCTTACCCTGGGATTGATCTACAATCCTTGGGGCTGTTGGTCTTACGTGTGGAGGAATAGTCACAGTATCACTTCCTTGTGTTGTAGTTGGAGCTAGATTAGGATCACTTTGTTTAGATGGAGGTGCTGTGTCAAAATCAATACCATCAATCATTCTCATTGCGATCGCACCTCTTATACCAATAATGGCAGCCCGCACATTCTCATATGAAGGAGGTTTGCCATTTTCAAGATCTTTATTAACAAGTGCGTCCACATAGTCCCCTGCCTTGTCCATCACTTCCTTATAAGCAGGATTCTCCTTTGCCAGTCTGTTCTTAATCTTATCCAACTCAGAGACACTATCCCTCTTTGTCAACTGCTCTGTGAGAGGTTGTACTGTTTCTCTCATCTCTTTCCTAATCAACTCTGTTACTGTCTCCACCGGACTATCCCAAAACTTTGCATTAGCAACCTTTGGATCAGGAGGTGGACCGGCCTCAACCGTCATTAGTCTCTTATTAAGATTCTCCAACGTCTCATTCTGTTTCCTAATCAACTCTTGTTGATCCCTAATGATTGCTTCATAAGCCACATTCCTAGCTGGCTTTGGTTCATCAGGTGGTTTAGTAGCTGTTTCCTTTGATTTCTCTGTCGAGATCGTCTGTGTATCCTGTGTTGCTTGGTTCTGGCTGGACAAATCCTCTGGCTTCTTCGGATTTCCGTGTTCGTCCAAGAGTTTCACTGGCATTTAATCTATCTCCTTGATTAGTATAAATTGAATCTAGATGCTCTAGTACTAACTCTATCCCTTCTATCCTTCCAAGTTTTCTACAGTACTCGTTGAAATCTTTAGAAGTCCTTAGATTAACCTCTCTGCCCAAGTGCTGCAATAACCTGCGAAAAGGCGTCCATCCCCGGTGCTTGGTTAATTCCACCAGCCCTTGGATTTCCTCCTTGGATAGTATTTCCTGTAGATCCTGGCGGTAAGGCACCTTGTCCATTGGCTTGTCTCTCCATAGATTCTAGTAAATCGACTAGGGTTATTCTGCTTATATTTCTAATGTCAAATGTCTCTAAGATCTGTCTCATCGCCTCTGTTGCAGCGAAGAGGGCTTTTTTCATAATCACTTGTGCTAACTGTTGATCTCCAATCCCCATTGCAAGTTCAATGGAGGAAGTGTAGTACTGTTGTAACATCCCCGCAACTTGTGTCCAGTCATTACGAGAGGAGAGACGGTTGCTTTGTTGCTTCACAGTTTCTATCTTAAACAACAACCCAGAGCGAATTTGATCAACAGGTTGGTTGAGGAGATTAAGAACTAAGTCCCCATTCTCCACAACGTTGAAGTAATCTGAGTGTTTTGAACCAAATTGTTTTATGTTTATAAAGGTATCTATAAGAAGTTCATCTATCAAGTCTTTCAAGTTACTAAAAGTGAAGTCTCCCTTCTTACTACCTTCTTGAATCCTAGCCAAATCCCCCGTTGCTGTTCCAGGTGTTCCAACAGATGGCATACCGAGGGTTATTTCATTCACCCCAGAATACTGTTGGTGATACAACACAGAAGACTGCTCATTGGCGAAAGAGGAATTATAAACCTCTCCCATTTGAAAGCTCTCTATGTAATCCATATCATCCAAGAACCACATCTTACCTGGAAAGATTGGTTCCCTTGGTCCATAACCTGAGAGTTTGTGGACCTTGAACATTCTCATGTTTGCCAACGTTGCATTATCAAGTCGTTGACGGTGGATTGTTGTTACTTCCTTCTGGAACTGAGCACATTGTTTGCAAATACCAATACCATTCCACCTGTGCTCCAAGGGGATGTATTGCTTTAACCTATATGGACGTGACAGATCATCCTTCCAGTTGTAACGAGTTCCCATAAGTACACGAGACTCATGATGATAGAAGGTTTGTATCTCCTTCGTTTTTGGAGCAGTAGCATACTCATCAAAACCCATAACTGGTTTCCCATCAACATCCCACGCTAACCAAACTTCTACATAGTCTCTTCTCTTTGGAAATACTGGTTCCCTGCTCTCATTCTCCGCTTGTGCATGGGTTACTGATTGACCTGAGCCAGAAGAATCAGAGGTGTTACTGTTACTAATCCACGCCTTCAAACTCTCCATTGTACCTTTTTCAAACAACCCAGAATCCTCTGCAACTTGAACTTGATGAGGTGTCCAAGAATGTTCCTCTCCACACCATGCCGCTGTTTGTGGATCATTCTCGGTGAATCTCATTAGGAATCTTGGCCCAGCTACAGGATCTATTGTGGGACCATGTTTTGTTAAGACCTCAAAGTCTTCCTCTTCATCTCCAATTGTACGTGTTGCAATTCTCTTTTCAATGACATAACCATTCTTCCCTATGCCCGTTCCAAACTTCTCTTGTTCTGTTGCTATGTCATTGAAAGATTTTTTGGCCTTCATAGCTTTTAAATGGAAGTCCATGAATCTCTCTAGGGCTACATCACTTCCGCTAGGTAAGTCTCTTTTAAACACCTCTGCACTTGTAAATTGATCCAACCCATACAACTTCATCATTGACCGAGCGTGGACAGCTTCAAAGGTTATTGCTGTTAGTGGAATGATTATATTAGCTGCACCCTTAAAGGGAAATGTTCTAACCTCAACAGAGGGTTCAGCCCAATAGTCCTTTTGCCACTTGATTATATTATCCACATAATCTTGTCGCTCAGACCTATGATCTGTAAGCTCTCTATCGAGATAAAGAATCAACCCTTCTTTAGTATCTTTATCTAGCTTCAATAACCTTGGATAGTTAGCCATTGTTTCTCTTCATTCAATCTGAATTTTGCTGAGCACTTGCAGCAGCATAACCAGCCTTACGGAAGTATCCAGCAAGAGTACCAAGAGCACCGATTACAATTAGTGCCTGTGGCCAAGCTTTTTCACAAAGGTCTATTAAGATTCGGGCTGCGTCAAAGGGATTGTCATTTGTAACTAACGCTGCCACAGTTCCCACTACTGTTGTAGCAACACCAGCCACAGTTAGTTTACCTTTACCAAGCACACCTGTTGCTTTTAGAATCTTACCTGCAATACCTATAATCGCACCAATTGGGATTCCCATTTTAGCTCCCTAGAAAACCTTTAGTTCTCATTATTACTAAGAGTTCATTTAGTCTTAAAATAACACTAGCTGCATCAGTTGCGTCTTCCACAGAGGAGTCTCCAATTAAAGTCCAAGTTGGAACTCCATTCACTACCTGAAGAATACTGTTTTCATCAGCACTATAAGTCTCCAAACTCTGAGGTGCAATAGCCCCAGGCGGGAGATTTATAGGGAGAGAACCTTCTCCACTCTTAATATACTCATCCAGAAAGCTCAAGATTGTTTCTCCAACAAATTCTTAATATCAACCAAAACACTTGTCTGTGTCTTCGTTTCATCCTTCAATTGTTCCATTTGTGTTGTCATTCTATCCATTGGACCTTTTGATCCATACCAACCATGAATACTATCAACCTTCTTAGCACACTCTTTCATTTGTGTTATGTGCTCCTTGTGCTCACTACTACTACCATTACTATTAGACTTACCATTCTTAGTTGGTAAGAACTTTTCCAGTAACTTAAACATTCCAAGAACCACAATAACAATACCTCCAGTCGTTACACTATCACCAAATTCCATGTGTAATATCCTCAATACATCGCTGAGTAACCAGTTTCAAAGTCCCTCTCACTCATTAGAGACTCTTCTGCCTTTTTATAACTATCCCAAGTACTTTGTGCTACACCAGGAGTCCAAACTTGTGGACCGTAGGCTAGGGCGTCAAGTAAGTGGATGTTGTCTGTTGCTCCAAATGATTCAAACTCAGTGATGTAGTCATTCTGAGAGCTGTGATAATAGATCAAACCTGCTGAGTAATATGGAGCCAGGGCTTTTATGTGGTCATCCTTGTGTTCTTGTGTTTTACCAATTCTTTTTTGCTTTAAAGTAGTAATATGAAACCTAATACCCCTGTTTCTCATCTCAGCTTCCAACCAAGGTTGGTAAAGCTCAGAGAACAACACTCCCTCAATCCCAACTGTCCTTGGATACCACTTTTGCACGAGACGAAAGAGTAAATTACAAAATGCTGAGTCTGTAAACCTTCCTTTTATAGCATCCAATATGAAAATCCTACCCAACGGGTCCATCGCGGTGACAACAAACCCCGTCATACCATTTTTTCTAGCTGGATCAATAAGAATCACCCTATCACAATCATGAAGTTGTACTACTTTTTGTGTTGATCCAGAAAAAACAGCTATTTTATGCACTCCAAGCCAATTAAAAGTCCTTTTCCATCCTTCTTCAAACTCCGTGAGGCCAGAAATTGGGTCATTTGTGTGTTGAACCCACTCAACTGGATCATTTCGGAGTGGTTTTAGAGACTCATGAGAGGTTTCTTCAGGGAAAATTAATTGTAACTTCCCCTCTGAGTACTCTTCCACCCTTCGTATATACTTAACAAGCGTGTCACCATAAACTTCCATAGCATGATTGTAGAGATCGTCTAAGGAATACCTAGTTCCAATGAGATCCATGTGTCCGTAACGCTTAGAAACCATGTAAGAGTGAGCACCGTTGAACCAACCTATTGTTTTAGCCCTTGTCGGCCTTGAATCTCTTGCTTCAGGACCATACAAGTCATCAAATTTCATAAAATCATAGTGACGACCTTGAGCAAGCACTCCTACTCCGAGAGTATCAAATGTTGGTTCTCCCCACCTTTCCGTCCTAGGAAGCTCCAACTCCCTCTGGTTCATTACATGAATCTTCTTACTTGGTACACACTCTGGAAAGAGTGCCATTAGTTTGGTATTACCACAAAAATGTCCTGTGATTTCCCGTAAGAACCTTGACGCTCCTCCAGGTGGCCCGGATGATTCGTGACCGATTAAGATACGTACATTAGTTCCGCAGTTATACGGATGCTCCATATTACCAGTTACGTCTGGAAGTGAAATACGTATAGAGTCACTTATTGTTACCACAGTGGATTTGTAGTGACCACGAGGCAACAGAATCATTCTATACATATCATCCTGTGTATCCACAATCCACTTACACAAGTGACCATGCAAGTTTGCAACCATCTTGTTGTAACCAAGAACACTATGTGCACAATAAAAAAGAGATGTCTTAGTCTTCCAACGGAGATAGTTAAAGTCTTCCTCACTAAGAGACTTCTGCTTCTCCTCTGCCTCCTTTTGCTTGGCAAGGATGTTTTTGGGATCTGTTATTTCATTGTAGATCCCTTCTTCTTGTTCGGTGGTTAGCATTTAACCTCACTCATGGATGACATCCCCACCTTCAGTACCTGAGTGAAGTTGTTGTACTTCCCTATCTCGTCTTAGTCCTTCTAACAAGTCTGAGGAATCAGAGGCATTGAGGATGATTGCTTGATTTATCTTATTGTGAATATCACCCTTCTTAGCTTCATTCTCTAACTTCCCAACACCTTGGAGAAGTTTTATCGCCCGGTCCACAACACCAAAGGGACTCTCTTCAAAGAGTTTATCGTTATTAATGAGAGACTGAACCCTATCAACACTCTTAACCGTGATAGCTTCCAACCTCTCACTCATATTCCCCATTGCTACTTTTGTCAAGTTATCAAGTGCTTGCTTCCGCAGAATAGCAGCTTGGGGAGTGTTCAGGATGTTACTTATTTGTTGTGGTGTCCTATCATACTTAGCTGCAATGTCTGTATTACTCATACCGGCGGAACTAAGTAGCACAGCTTCACTATGCCAAAGTTCCCACCGCTTGGGTATCCATTTGGTTAATCTTGC